TTTTTGTTTTTCTCATCCATTGTTTTGACTCTCCATATTTATATTAAAATTTATTTGATAATAAAGCAAAGCATTTATTACATCTTTAGTTAAAAACCTTATACTATCCATAAGGGCATTTGATAAACTCTCCATACTCTAAATACTCTCATTATCTATTTGCCCTTACCTACAACACCAACTCAATCACCGCAAATCCTTTTACCTTCTTCTGTTTTTGACCAATTATAAATTCTTTTTGCATTTTTTATATCAGGTACAAGCTCTGCATGAAATTCTATATCACATGGGCTGCAGTAAAACACAAGTGTATCGTCAGTAGCATCATCGCAATAAAGATAATCTTTTTGACAAACTAAGCATATTGCCATAATTCTCTCCTATAAAACCAAATCAATTACATTAGGACTATTATAAATACTCAAAGGCTTACCCTTTTTGTATTCTTTAAAGTCCTCTAGGTAGCTTTCCATTATTGACCAGCCAAAGTCCATCTGTTCTTTAGTCATTCTAAATACTTTAGATGCATAAGGATAAGTCTTTTCTTGAGCTACAAACATAAAGTCAGTTACCTTATATCCAGCAGCTTCCATGCCACGTCTATAGTATGCAGCTTGTAAGTCGTATCTAAACTTCTTGACTGACTTAGCAAAGGTGTAAGGTTCAACTGATTGAGTAGTCTTGTAGTCCACTATAACTATCTCATCTTTAGAATTAGGGTTATCTAAAGGCGGACATATTAAGTCAGGTCTGAACTTACACAACACATCGTCTTCATACCAATAGAAACTAGCTTCAGCCACTTTGCCTTTAGCATCAAGATAAGCATTGCCCTCATAGATCATGTTATCTTTCATGCCTTGTATTAACTCTACGTCTGTTTCTTTAAGTACAATAAGACCTCTCTTTTCATACTCTTCCTTTAGCTCTTTATTTGCTTTTGTGTAAGGACTACCAGTAATGACAACTACTTCTCTATCAAAGGCTTCCTGACCTTCTACAAGCAATGAATGAGCTGCAGTTCCAAACCTCATGGCTGGTGTTGTTTCTTGTTGATGCTCTATTGCATGTAATTGTGATTCACCAAACCTTCTAATAAAACTACTGCTAACACCAACACCTGCATGATAGTCTTTATTAGGTATATCTTTGAATACCCACGCTTTGCCACGTTGCTCAGACTGGTATTCTTTTAACTCTTCTATCATTGCACTATACCCATAAGGTACATGATCTCAGTCAATGACTCCCTAACCTTATATTCATCATTGCCTACTTGGACTAAAGTGTCTCCAGTTAAAGGATTTTTGTAATAACCTCTAACCTCTCTTCTTGGTAGGCGTATCTCTCCACCGCCTACTATGTTGAATATTACTTCCATTATTTACCTCTCTTTTTAGTTAGTTTTACTTCGTGACCTTGTTTAATTAACCTGGCTCTTTTTCTAGCCATGTAGAATAAGTCGCTAGTCTTAATGGCAACTACCCAGCCTAAGCTAGGTAGTTTTACTTCTAAAGTGTATCTAGTCATTATGCTACCTCTCTTTTGCTAATGTTTTGTGATTTGTAATAACCAATTCCTCTGCAATCACAATCCGCAATAATTCTTTTTGGTGTAAATCCAACAATAGTTCCCCAAACTTGGTATGTACCATCATCTGCAAGTGTTGACTTAGGCATAAAACTAGCAATATTTACCCAAACTTTTTCACCTATCTTAAATTCTTGGTTTGTCATGTTATTTAACTCCTTACTTTTATTTAACATACATACATTATATACATATATATACAAATATGCAAATAAATATATAAATTATTTTAAGGGATTAAGAACTGGCACTTGGCTAAGTGTGTCTAAGGTTTCTTGTAAGGAATCTATTTCTAGGGTTGGTGTGATTATCTTTTTATCAAAGGTAAAGTAGGTTTGCGAAGTAGTATTTGGTTTGAAGATAATTCGCTTATGTTCTTCGCTAAAGAAAACAAAAGCAAGAATGTCACAATGATAGTTCTTATAAGTCTCTGACATTGACCTTGATGTTTCAGATGCAAAAGTATATTTGCCTTCTTTGGATTCTCTTCTGCTTTTGACTTGGACTGTATATTTTGCATTGGCAAATTCTACCATCAAATCTGCTGGATGTTTTTCTTGGGTTGAATAGCAAAAGTCAGCGTATTCCAATAAGAATGTTTGTACTAGGGATTCACCTAAAGCACCAAGTCGAGAATTACTTTGATGATCTTCCGATGTCTTTTTTGGCATGTTGATTACATTCAGAAAGCATTGCTGAGTTTCTGTAAGCCCTTTGTCCAACCTGTATAGTGTATTTGCTATCTAATAATTCCTCTGATGCTTCTAACCACATTCCCATTTCCATTAAGGCTCTTGTTTTTCTAAAGTTCATAAAACCATTTATGCCAAGATTAAAAGTCATATCAATGCATACAAGTTGAGCTTTTTTAGGAAAACTTCTCCAAACCGCCCAATGTTTATCTAAGTTTTTCATTGCTCTTTTTTTGTCGTTATTAGCCAAGAAAATAGCTTCCTCTTCTGTAATGCCAATGTCGGTCAAGTTCCTGCCAATACCTATGCTAGTTTTTCCTGAGCTGCATGTATAAAGGTTGCACATCATACCTTCATTTTTGATAAGCATATTTAATATTTCATCACTCATATTATTTGTTGTGTACTCCTCTGAACTTCTCTGCTGTTCTAAGTGATGACATACCAAGTAGGGATAAAAGAATTGTAGTAAGTTGCGAAAAATCAAACTCAAGTTTTTCAAGTTGTAAATCAGTTCCGCTAACTACAGCTATCCAAGTTGCGATAGGCAAGATAATGTAATGAGTGCAAAGGCTAAACCCACAAACATATCCAATGCAGGGTCTCCACGATGATACAAACCAGTTCCCGTTCTTTGCTTCTTCAGCATTAAGGCTAATTTGTGCTTTATCCAAAGATATAAGTTCTTTTTGTAAGTCATGTGATAGTTGTTCTTTTAAGTCTTTATCCTGAACAAATTTGTCCAAGACGTTATTTGCCACTTCAGCGATTTTAGTTATGCTCAAAACGTGCTTTTTACTATTAATGTTATTAAAGAAGCTACAATGGTTGTAAGACCGCCAAGAAGCCAAATCTTAGTACTATCTACTGACTTTTGTAGTGCATCAGTTTTGCGATAGATGGTCTTCCAACGTTCCTGACATATTGCATCATGCTTCTCTAGATCAGATGCTACTGATGCAATAGTCTTTTTTGTAGCCATTATTCTTCCTCTTTTACTTCCTCTTTAGGTAGAGTTTTATCAAAGGCTTCAATTAATATGTTTTTATGATTATTAATCATGTTATACAAATTGTAGCTTCTTTGTAGCTCGGCTAGTTCTCTTCCAGCTACGTTTAATTCAACAGCTAAACGAGTTTGCTCTTCGTTTAAATCTTCTGCTTCGTATTCTCTACCATTAAAATTAATTATTACGTTTTTCTCTTCACTCATATTACTCTCCAAGTATTTTATTTTTTATAAGTTTTAGCCACTCAGGCTTCTTTCTTTTTATTATAAATAAAGCTACACCTATTACAATAATTAATCCTATTAATGTATCCATATATTATTCACCTATAGTTTTTGTTTCAGTAGTTGGGTTAATCTCTTCAGATATTTTTGAGTCTAAAGCAGATTTTAAGTTTGCTACTTCCTCTTCACCCATAATGCCTTCTACCCAACCTGAGACTATTTCGTTAGTTAAGTCTGCAAAAGGTATAAAGTCAGAACCAATATCATCAAGTGATAAAGACTGAGTGCCATAAACACTAGCTGTGTATGGTACTTCTTGACCATCTACTTCATGTGTCTCGCTGCTTTCAGCGTTTAATCTCCAATGAACATTATAAACTGTGTCAGTATGTCCTTCGTAATCGGGATATACGTCAACTGTTTTACAGTTCCATTCATATGTGTTGCTCATGTTATTCTCCTTTTAAATTAGCAATTTCTTCTTTAAGTTCTATTGTTTGTTGTTCTAATTCCTGAACAGCTTTAACAAGATGTGTTACAAGTTTACTGTAATCCATTTGATAATGCTCGTCTTCAGAACCTGTTACTGCATTTGGTACTAGCTCTTTAACTTCTTGAGCTATAAGACCTTCGTCTGCTTTACCGTCTGCTTTCCAATTATACGCTACTGGGTTTAGTTTGGTAATAACCTCTAAACCTCTAGCTTCACCTGTAACGTCTTTTAATCTTGCATCTGATGATGTGTTGTATGTGGTTGTTGTAGTAGTGGTTGTGATTGAGCCAACACTAGTTCCACCATTTTTAAAAGATGCCATAGTTCTTCCAGCACCTGAAGCTCTAGCTACAAGTATTTCACCATCAGCAGTTACTGAAAAACTATCATCTTGACCATAAAAAGTTCCACCAACTAATAGATTCCCCGAGGCATCGAATCTTCCAACCTCACTACCAGTCAAAGTGGTGTTATTAGCTGCTGTATAAAATAAAATCTTATTAACTGCATTAGTAGAACTTATACCACCACCGATACTAACGCTTCCACCTGTTGCAGATGATGAAGATGTCATTAACATACCAGTAATAGGTTCTTCTGCATTAGTATAATGAGAACCAACAATAGCACCGTATTTGGTTGTTGCATCGCTTTCTGTATTACTTACTCTAAATTGATTTACTAAACCTGAATTTACAATGTTTAAAGCTGCACTTGGTGCGGTTGTGCCTATGCCCAAATTCCCCGATGTATCAAAACGCCCAGCCTCGCTTCCACCGCCTGA